TTTGACATGCACTGTTCACCGCAATCATTACGTTGGGAACATTCCACATACAACAGAATCTTCAGCTCTCCAGAGTTACGTCGCTTGTTAAAGTGGCAAATAAGTAACAAGGGTAGGGGATACTGTGATGATGGAAAATTGAAGTACGAAGTTGAAGGTCGTAGATTTTCGGGTGATATGAACACAGCGCTAGGCAACGTAATGATTATGTGTGGCTTGGTGTGGACATATGCCCAGGAACGTGGTGTCCTGATTAAGCTAGTCAACAATGGAGATGATTGTGTGATTTTCTGTGAGAGAGCAGATTTAGCTAAATTCATGCTAGGATTTGACGCATGGTTTAAAGAGTTTGGGTTCAGAATGACGGTTGAGGAAACTGCATTGGAACTGGAACATATTGAATTTTGTCAAATGCACCCCGTATACACCCCCAATGGATATACCATGGTTAGAAACATCCGCACCGCTTTAGCGAAGGACACAATGACAGTACTACCCGTCAACAATGAAGGGTCAGCGAGAGCATGGTTCAAAGCAATAGGTCAGTGTGGTTTGAGCTTAACAAGCGGCATTCCCATGATGCAATCTTTCTATCGCATGTATGATAGGCAAACGAGTAAGAGTTCTAATATAAGTAAACATGGTGCTATGCAAACAGGTATGGCAATGTTAGCGCGAAATATGGAACACAAGTATACCGTACCAACAGCAGAAACCCGATATTCTTTTTGGTTGGCATTTGGTTTCACACCGGATGAACAACGGGCATACGAAGGAAAGTTTGACCACTACCTAGTAGATTATGATAGAATTGTGCCGGCTGATTATAACACAGTCACACATTTTGAATTATAATCAACTAACAACAGGAGACCCACTCCAATACAACATAAAATGTCAATACGATATCACGGTAAATATTGTGGACCAGGATGGTCTGCTGGTGAATACCAGCAAAGCGTTAAAAGTGCAGTACCACCAGATGACGAGTTCGATGCAACGTGCAAAGAACATGATGGTGCTTACGCACACCCTGCAAACAGCAAGGCAAGAAGCAAGGCTGATGACAAGTTCTTTAGGGAGAACATTGGTAATGGTCCGAAGAGGACTCTTGCGGCGTTGGCGGTTAAGGCGACGTCCAAGATGATGCGAGCACAGGAAAATAACCCACAAGGTCAAAGATTTCGCAAGGAATCCAAGGCTAAAGGGGCCAAACACCTCCGTGGCGCACAACCATCACCAATCAAGGGTAAATCAGCAGTAAGTAGGGCAAGGGCGCGTCTTAACCAGCGCCACTTGACAACGCAACAAGGCCAGTTGATTAATTCAATCACTAACAACAAATTAATCAAGGTCACCCAACCAACAACGACACAATACACGATGCCAAGAAACAACAAGTATAAGACAAACAACAAGATAAGCAAAGCCGCCGTGGCGGTTAGCAAGACGGTACGAATGAGTAAACCAAAGTTCAAAAGTACGAATGGAGGCACAATGATTTCTCATAGAGAATTCGTTGCACCAGTCTATTCATCAGTGCTTGGGAACTTCGACACAATAAGTTGCAACCCCGGTTTAGACACAGCCTTTCCATGGCTGTCAGCAATCGCCGGTGGATATGAACGCTACCGATTCCACAAACTGGAATACACATATGTGAGTGCAGCAGCCACGTCAGAAAGAGGACGAGTGGGACTGGCATACCAATACGATCCAACAGCGCCGAGCCCGGTCTCACGATCGGAATTTTTCAACATTGTACCAAATGTTGAGGAAGCTCCCTGGGAAGACATGGTACTCAGAGTGAAACCAATCACCGAATTGCGTTTCATTCGTAATGAGTTGCCATTCTCCGGAACATTGAACACATATGATTGCGGTAAAGCGCAAATATTAACAGCAATGAATGCAGACAACACGACACAATTAGGTGAACTATTTGTTGAGTACACTGTTCAACTGGAAAACCCGCAATTTAATCAATCTGCAGTTTCCGGGAGTATGTCAATTGGTAGCGAATCAGCTACCAACCCCTTTGGAACTAGCGCTTCTGTGGTATCTGGGCAACCAATACTATCATGGAATAGCGGAGTGACAATGAAGATGAACACGTCAACTCCATTGATCATCACCATCAATATTGTAGGCACTGGTTTGGCTCAAACCATTGCAACTTTAACACTGGGAAGTGGTTCCAACGGAACCATAGGAACGATTAACAATCTAGTCAACACTGCTGGTACAGCACAAACTATGATTGTATCGACCAAGTACACACAACCGGATGATTTGTTAACATTGATTTCGGGTGAAAGTACCACCATCTCAGCAGTCGCAATATTCATTGGTAAATATACCGAATCTTAGTTGTAGA